ATAAATCCACTACCGCCGGCTCCTATTATTATATTTATAACTCCATTTACGCTACGAAAGAAAACTAAGTTGCCATCTTGTTCAAAAACATTAAATTGTGAATCTTTATTAAATCCAACTGCTGCACCTTTAAGAGTAAAGCCACTTAGATTACCACCTCCGCCTTGAGCATCTGATAATGTTACCCTTGTTCTTTCTAAAGCTTCAACTACATCTAATAAATCTTTTAAAAAATCTACATCTAACATATCAATATCAAGTTCAGAAAACTCTAAATCTTTTTCACTATCTGATAAAGCATCTTGTTCTAATTCATTAAACTCTAAAAAGTCTACATCAAGCATTCCACTATCTTGGTCTTGCTCATCAGCTGCAGCATCTTCGATTGCTTGTTTAACTTCAGTTGGTGGATTAACAATAAACATATTATCAATCATAGATGGTGTTAAACCATTAATAGTTACTGGAGTAGTAGGAGTGCTGTCAAGTGTACTTACCATAGTTGCCTGGTAAGATTCAGTTAATAACACTGTTCCTCCCAGATTTGTGACACTGATTTCACCCGACGGGGAACCGTTTGCGTCCGGCAATAGGACTATAAGGCTTCGTCCAAGCTCATCTATGGTAGTCGTGAAGTCTGTCCCACGAATTCCTATTGTTGCTGTTGGTGTTTGTATATCTATGTTTGCTTTATTTACTAAACCAAGAGAACCTGAAGCAAATCTTGCTGTTCCCATAGTAAACTTCATAGACATTTTGGATAAATTTGGGTCAGGGTCATAATAGATTTCGTCTATTAAAACTTCTGAATGTTCTTTTAAAGATAACTCTGCGTTATCTAGGAATTTGATAAGCATACTTCCCATTGCAGTTTCTGCTACATCATTTAATTGAATAGGTAAATTATTGAGGTTTGATATATTTTCTTGTTGACGTACTATTTTACCTACGCCAGTTGATTCAACAATATCACCAATGGAGTCTGCGTAAACAGACCCCATCAATAATAAACTACTAACTATCGTTAGCTGCGTCTTTCTGATTAATTTGAATGACTGAGTTATCACTTGTAATATCCAATGTTATGATAGCATTTGGTGTAGCACAACCACCACCTGAAACTGCGCATGTTCCTGATATTTGGTTAATGTCTACATCGCCACTATCACCATTTAATTCTACGGTCATTTCATTCGATCCATCTTTTTGTAAAGTATTAATGTTATTTGATGAACCAGTTATATCCCAGTTCCAAATTACATCATCACTTTCCCAATCAACATCAAATACGTTTGAGCTTCCAATGACAATTAAATCGGCGTTTAAACGCTCCGCACTAAACTGAGTTCCTTGGTCTAAGTCAAATGTATTGCTTGAACCAGTTACTCCAAAGTTTATATCAGAATCATCTGAACTACCTGTACTACCAACACTCCAATCTATTATATTTGAACTTCCAGTAAAGTCTAGCTTATAAGTTGAATTATCAGCTGTGACTGGACCAAATAAAATATTTGAATTGCCAGTGAAATCTAAATCAAACTCAAGTGTTGCACCCGTTACTACCATTGCAGTTGCAGAAGATGAGAAGTCGTTACCTCCAATCTTATTACCAAAACCTTCTTGGTCAATGTATAATTTAAGTGTATCACCAGTTTGAGTGATTATGATTTCGTTATCATCGGTATCTGCGAAAATAGTTGTTGTCGACAATAATAAAATTAAACTAATTAGTTTCTTCATTTTCGTTATACCCCTCGATTTCCCAATAGCCACGTCTGTGACCTTGGTATATTAATTCCAACACGGCTGCTTCGATGGCAGACCTTGTTGCGTATGTCACGCTCTCATTATTAGTCGCTCCGTCTTCGTACTCTACTAGTTCAGTTCCCATTTCGATAAATCTAAATATATCTCCACTTTTACCATAACTCAATATTGTTTTCCGAGTTTGTACATTAAGTAAAACTTCTCCTGTGAGAACTGATATCGCTCTCATAGAAACAGTAACGACATCTTGTCTATACTGCTTTGTATAACCAATACCTAAATAACGAGCTCCTCGCCCGCCTGTTTTGATATTAGTATCATACCCTATTACACCACCTTCGATTATCATACCTGCGAAGAGTAGTGATTCTAATTCTTGAAACTTGTCTTTTCCTTCTTTCTTAGCAAAATCTTGTCTTGCTGAACGGATAATTTGTCTTTCTCTTACTAAATGGTCTAAGCCATTTCTTTCTACGACTCTAAACCATTTACCTTTACCTGCAGTTTTTAATGCATCAATAACTAATTCAACACCACCTTGAGATACTGCAGTAGAAAAATCAGCTATATTTTCTCTTGGCTTTCTTGCTCCTGACTTATCTGCAAATTGGTAAACTGCAACAACTGGTCTTTGTTTTGCTGGTGGTAAATCTAAGAGTTCTATAAATGAAGGTAATTGAACAACTTCTGGAGCTTCAACACATATAAACGGTAATGCTCTTTCAAATGTTCTACCTGAAGCCTTTGCATAGTTCCATAAGTCATGGTCGTAATCTTTACCCCATGTATCTTTATTGCAATCTTGTGGTAGTTCAGTAAATCGTGGCGACATTGCGCAGCCACTAAGTAATATTAAGAATGCTAAACTAGCCGCCGTCAGTCGTGCCATCACCATCAACATCTCCTCCGAAATATCCTGAGCCTATAGGTATTTCTATAATCGTTGATGTACCATTTTCGTCGATTATAGTCATCCGAATAAATTCGGTACCATCGGCATTTGTTATCACTTCGTACGTTACTGTTGAACCTTCTAAAACAAATGAACCAAACCTTACTGGATTGTCATTTGAAAACATTGATTCTACTAATTGTTTTGCCATTTGAGCATATATTCTACTCTCTAAATTTCTAATAAATTTTGCTAAGGTAGTATTATCTTCTGCTCTTTCAGCTGCTTTTCTTGCTGATTCTAAGGCTTCTTCAATAGCTTTTTTTCTACTAAATTCTTGGTTCTCAATAGTTAAATAATGAGCGCCTGTTCCTTGACCACTAAATGATGGGTTCTTAAATTTATGAGTTATTTCTTGTGCTTGAGTTTCAAATGCTATTAACATAAGGAACATAACAAATGCCACTGCTAATAACGGACTCATGTTAATTAAAAAGTTTTTATCATGTTTATTCATCACTACCTCTTTTCTTTTCGTTTTCTTTATACTCCAATACTGTATCTACTTTTTGTTGGAGTCTTATAAGGTCTTGGTCCAACATTCTCATTTGGTCAATAACTCTTATTAATTGCATGTGCATTTTTTCAGTTGCTGGTTCTATTTCTGTGCTAATAAAATTCCACACAAAATAAACAAAATATCCTAAACCTACAACCATTACAATAGGAAATCCATAATCATTTATTAAGGTCACTATTGTTGGGTCGTTGCTTACTGCAACTGTAATATCATCCATACTAATCTCTTCTTACGTCAAGTTTGCCATCTTCAACAAAATTCTCAGCTCTTGAGATTCGTTCTATATCTGGTCTTAATTCTAATGCGCTACTTACGAGTAAATCTATCTTGACCATTTCATTACACATTGTTCTTGCTCTATTTTCTAATGATGAACAGAACATAGTAAGCGTCTTTATATCATCAACTACACCTTCCATTATTTGTTTAATAATAATAAATATGAAAGCTCCCATCACTAATGCTCCCGCAATCGGTAAGCCGACATCGGAGATTAGCGTGAAAATGTCTTCCATATTACCAGGTAGATGCGACTTTAACTGCTAATGATGTTGCTGCTCCTGTAAGAGTATCTGTAGATGTCTTTTTGACCAATTCAACAGAACCTGCGGTCATTGTAAATGTACCAATAATAGTACCGCCAGCATTTTTTAATGTTATTACCTGGACGGATGTTTTATTATTTACAATTCTTACAAGTGTAGCAAAACCAAGATTTGTAGCTGATGCTAAATTAGTTTCTGTACCTTTTAGTTTGACTGCTGCCATTATTATATCCTCTAATTATAATTTGTATACACAGTTATTTATAAGGTTTACTATGCTAAGACACAAAAAAAGGGAGCATTAAACTCCCTCTTTTATAACATAAGCTATTTTTTAGCTGTTGTTTTTTTAGGTCTACCTCTTTTAGCTGGTGCTTTTTTAGCAGGAGCTTTCTTAGCGGCAGGTTTTTTTCTTGGCTTACGTTTTGGTGTTTTACCATCTGCGTATGCTTCATTGACATTAGGTGTCGATGCATCGTCTTTAACAAAATGACCTTTAGAATTTCTAGCTCTTACGCCAGTAGCTTCAGGTTCAGTATTATCAAAAAGTTTTTTCAACCAATTAAACATATTTCCTCCATTATTTACTATATTTATAATTAATAAACTCATCCCAACGGAATAAGTCTTTTCTCTCATGACACCAAAACCAACCTTTGTTAGTTTTTATATCTCCTCGAGTCTTTTCATCAGCCTTTCGGCTCTGTTTGTTACTTGCTTGTACCATCTTGAATCACGGCCTTCTTTTGCCGCCTCCTTCCAATCACCACACTGCAGCGCTGCATTATGGCGGTTAAATTTACTTAAGCGCGTAAGTCCCATATTAAACATCATGTTTGCAATGATTTGTTTTACCTCTTCTGGGTAACCATCCCAACCATCATGTAATTTTTTACAGTCTTCTACTACTGATTCTAAATCTTTTACAAAGCATTCAACTACTCTATCTTTTGATACTGGTGTTCCAACTTCTTGGCCGTATTCTGGGTCTGATTCTAATACTAAATGACCTATACCAAATGTAGGATATCCTAAATGGTCTTTGTATATTTCATTAACTTGACCTTCGTCAATAACTAACTGTTCTCTTAATTGCTCAATATCTATATCTTTATTTCTCATAAATTTCATAATTGTTTACCTCTCTATTTATTTATATAGGTTTGTTTGTTCATCCGTATCAAAATAGTTATTTGGATGAGTTTCTTTTACTTTATTTATAGTATCTATTGTATATTTAGAACTTATATTAAAGTTAAAATTAATTACTGTTTTTCTTTTTGTTACTTCTGGCGATTTATGTATGTATGATGCTGGAAATATTAATAGCTGTCCTTC